CGACGCCGCGCTGCCATGCGTGAGCTGCGGCCGCCACCACCAAGGCAAGTACGACGCCGGGCATTACCGAACGGTCGGTGGTAACCCGGCGCTACGATTTGAGCCGCTGAATTGCCATAAGCAATGCGTGCCGTGCAACCGGCACAAGTCTGGCGACATCGTGAATTACCGAATCAACCTGGTGCAGCGCATTGGCCACGATAACGTCGAGTGGCTGGAAGGCCCGCACGAAGCCAAGCGCTACACCATTGCAGACCTTAAGGCCATGAAGGCCGAATACCGAGCAAAGACCAGAGAGCTGAAGGGGAGAGCGGCATGATCTATCGCAATGTGGTATCCGCAGTTGTCCGGGCGCTTGCCGCCGAGACCATCAACTCCGCCGGCGGCTGCGACTTCGAGCCCAAGGTGCAGTGCGCCAAGCAGAAGGGGGAGATCATCGGGAAGGAGGCTGCATTCCTTACTGACTGTTGGGTGTTTGGGCGGCTGCATAAGGCGCTCACCCCGGCGCACTGGCGCGCGCTGGTAGCGAAGTACTCCACTCACGACGAGCGCAAGCATGGGGCGATCCTTGAGCTGTTGAACTCTGTGAAGTCTCCGGCGCCGAAACGGTTCCGCGAGTGCGCGATCTTGACCTGGGCAATCCCGCAAGTGGCGGGGACGGAAGGCAAGCGCTCCGCCGCAGTCCTACCGTCGGCCTGGTACGACATCACGAATTGGGACAACGACGGCAAACCAGAATCGACCCGGTACCGGTGGCGCTCGTCGATCCGAAAGTCACTGGACGACCAAGTGAACGAGGCGCTTTCAGCCGCTCAGGAACTGCTGGACATCGAGGGCTTGATCGAAAGTTGCGCGGCGTAGCAAATAGCCATTGCAATGAGTGAGAAAGTGAGAGAATATTTACCCATCCTGTCGATCTTGCGCATCAGGGATTGACACTAAAAAGCCTCGTCGTTAAACGGGGCTTTTTTGCGCCCGCTCGTCGAGCAAATCGCACGGAAAGTCTTCTCCTCTTCTCTCAAATGTAAGCGCAGCCTCCTGCGCCACTGACGGGAGAGAATAATGATTGACGATAACAACGGCCCTGAAGCGCCATATCCGGGCCCTAGCGAACAAAAGCCTGACACTGGCGAGGACCATGATTCCGGCCTCGAGCATGCTGAGTCTGAGCCCAAGCAGGGTACTGGTGAGCGACCAGAAGATTGGAACCCGCCACCTGGGAATCCTGGGTCTGACCAGGATGCTCAGACGGGCCGCGGTAACGGTGGCGCAAAGTAGGCCATCTTACTCATATCATTTACGACACCCGGCCACCGCGCCGGGTTTTTATCGCCTCGAATTTACCTGTAGCCAGGACAGCCCTCGGGAAAGCCTGGACGTCGATAGCCGGTTAGTGCGACGTACGGAATCAACACCGGCAGCCCGCGCACCCTGACCTCACAATGCTGCAGGGTGGCGCGAGACGGGATCAGCGAGACCGATACAGCAGGGCGTCGGCGCGGTGAAATTCTTTGGCGGACAGCGGGAAAGACCGCACACCTATTTTTTCATCTGCCGCTTGATCCGCATCCAGTCTTGATAGGCGGCTGTGCGCTGCGCGTCGGCCTCCTTTTTCGCCTCACTGAAGCGCACCCAGTCTTCGCCGGTTGCGTCGCCATCTTGAATGATCTTGTAGGCAGAAGCTTCGAGTCGGTCGGCCTCGGCGAACATGTCAGTATTTTCGGCTATCTGGGCGTCCCACGAAGCCGTACCGGTGAATCTAAAGATATGCCCGATCATGAGGTTTGATCCTCCTTCCATTCGATCTTGGCCGATTCGCGCCAACGAACGTCTGAGACGCCGAATTTTTCGGCCATCGGTTTTGAAAATTTTTTCAGCGGCGGCCGTCCTGGCTTGGGTATCGGCGCAGCGCCCATGTCGCAGCTTGCCCAGTGCCAGGCATCGGCATTGTTCATCGAGTCCGCACGAATGATGAAAGATTTCAGTTTTCCGTAAACCCGGTAATCGATGATGAATATTTTCGAACTGCTCATGAGTTCCTCCTTCTGCTCATGAACTAGTGATCGGTGGCGCCAAGAAAGATTCCAGAAAATTGTCTGACAATTTTTCGTCGTTGATTTTTATAAATTTATTCTGGTCACTTACTAGCTTGCGGCCTTCTCTCGGGCATCTGCCCAGGCCGACGCAGGCCATTTTCAATCACGGAGCAACGATGGATCCTACCGACCTCGGACCAGGCACAGCTACCTGGCTGGGCGGCACTGGGACCGTATTGCTAGGCGGCTTCCTTTGGTTGAGGAAATTCCTCTCCAAGGACGCAACCGATCGAGCAATGGACAACGCCGACATCGGCACCGTCCGCCGACTAAACGAGCTGCTCGATACCGAGCGCGCCCGGGCGAACGCCGCTGAGGCCCGCGCTGACCAGTTTGCCAAAGAGCGCAACGAGCTTGCCGCTGCAGTAGGTCGGATGGAAGGGAAGATCGAAGCCCTCACCGGCCAGGTGTCGCAGCTCACCGCTACGGTAACCGCGCAGAGCGAAGAGATTGCCCGCCTGCGCACCAAGTTGGGAGGGTTCGGCTGATGGATAGATGCGCAATGGAATTCATCGCTCGCCGCTGGTGGCGTCGGGCGGAGATTTGGGTGATCGCCTTCCTGCTGGTCACCGGTGGGTTGACCCTCGGTTACCAGGCCGGCGTCTGGTCTGCCAGTAGTGAGCAGACCAAGCAACTCGCCGAGGTGCGTGCTGCTTACGATGCCGCCCTGGGCAGGCGCGACCTGAGACTGAATACTCTGGCCGAGAAGGCGCAAGACGCGGCCGAGAAGGTGCAAGAGGCATCGAACACCGCGGTGCACGCTGCGGACACCGCCACCAAGGCGGCCGAGAAGGTCAACGAGGCGGTCGAGAGGCAAATCCCATGAGTGCCGCGCTCAAACTGATCCCGTTGTGGGTGTGGGTTTTGCTGGCGGCTGCCTTATCCATCGGCTACGTGGCTTTGCGCCTTGATAGCGTGAAGAACGATCGGGCAGCCATCGCGGTAGAGCGCGACGCCGCCGCCGCCCGCGTCACCTCGCTCACCAATACGTTGCGCCTACAGCGCGAACTCACTGAAGACATCAACCGAGTTTCTGACGATGCGAAAGCCAAGACCGAACACGTTACGGCTGCCGTTGCTATTGCTGATGGCCGGGCTCGCAGCCTGCAGCAGCAAATCGCCGACCTCATTGCCAAGCGACAGTCCTGTGCTTCCGAGGTTGCCAGCGGAAGCAAGGCAAGAGCCGACCTTACAGTTCTGCTTGCCGAACTGCGTCGAAGCGCTGACGAAACAGCGGGAAGGCTGGCAGAAGCGCTTGACCGAAGTCGAATAGCTGGCCTTGCGTGTGAGGCGGCTTACGCAGTTGCAGTGAAGAGCAAGTAGGTCTCTGACGCGTTTCGCAAGCCGGCAAATTGTGTCGCGATACAGATACATCGAGCTGGCGGCGAGCAAGCTCACATCTCCTTGTACTCGCAATAAAGTTTTTCAAGCATCCGTGCGTACTGGTCCGGGGAGAGTTTCCCCTTAAGTTCGTTCATCACCTCAATCGCATTTGCGGCGGCGGCGATTTCGCTTTTACCGGATCGCCTAGCCCATTCCCTGGCTGCGAGGACCACGACGTTTTCGTCTGTGCGTTCAATCATGTCCGGACCTTTTGCGGTGTGGGCTTATTCTAATTAGTGACCAACCATCATAAATGAGTACGGTGACGATGGGACGACCTTTTCCATTTGCCTCTCGTTACGATGAGACTCAGATCAGCAATTTCGGTATCCGCCTCACTCCAGCGCCCGAGGTGTGGGAGTGGTTGCAGACCGAGATCCTTGCCGACACCGGCAGCATTCACAACGAAGACCACGCCCATCTGATCGACGCTGACATCCGAATCATGTGGGCGTCGTCGAGCTTCGAGAAGCAAGGTCGCACCGTCCTGGGCCAGGCCGAGCAGGTAGCATTCCGCGCCGGCGGCTGGCAGAAGGCCCGAATGGAACAGCAGATGCTTGACTGGTTCGGCGAGGTGCCGGCCTTCATCATCACCTTGGCTGCCGACTATTGCGCCCAATGCAGTGACGCCGACTTCTGCGCGCTGATCGAGCATGAGCTTTATCACATTGCCCAGGCGACAGATAAGTACGGTGCTCCAGCATTCACCCAGGAGGGAGCTCCCAAGCTGAAGCTGCGCGGACACGACGTTGAAGAGTTCGTCGGTGTGGTCCGCCGCTATGGTGCGAGCCCTGACGTTCAAGCGCTGGTGGATGCGGCAAACAGTCCTGCCGAGGTAGGGAAACTGAATATATCGAGGGCCTGCGGAACCTGTCTGCTCAAGTCGGCCTGAATTTCTGACAGGTTTTGACGGATGACAACCATATGGCAGCTCTACGAAGCGAGGTCAAAGCCTTCATAGTTCAAGCACTGGCCTGCTTTGATACGCCGTCTCAAGTGGTCGAGTCGGTCAAGAAAGAATTTGGCCTTGATGTCAGTCGGCAGCAGTGTGAATCCCACGACCCGACGAAATTCGCCGGCCGTGCACTCGGGGTGAAGTGGGCCGAGCTATTCCATTCTGCCCGCAAGCGATTTCGCGAAGAGACTGAAGACATCCCGATCGCCAACCGCGCGTATCGACTCCGAGCGCTTGGACGCATGGCTGAGAAGGCCGAGAACATGAAGAACATGGCGCTTACTGCCCAGTTGCTGGAGCAGGCCGCCAAAGAAGTGGGCGATGTTTATGTGAATCGCCGACTCGAACCGATCAAACCGCCCGGCACCGAGGCCGGTTCCCAACCTGCCGCTGAATACGTGCTGAGGCCTGACGAAGATGTCCCTACCAGCCCGTATCTCTGATGGGCTGGTCGCGCTGACGCCGAAGCAGGCGAACATCTATGTATGGGGATTCCAGCCAGAGGCACGCTTCCGCGATGCTGTCTGTGGTCGCCGGTTCGGCAAGACTTTCTTGGGTAAAGCCGAGATGCGCCGAGCGGCAAAGCTGGCGGCTGCCTGGGACGTCAGCGTTGAAGATGAAATCTGGTATGCAGCCCCGACGCAGAAGCAAGCGCGCAGGGTTTTCTGGCGTAGGCTCAAGCAAGCGATTCCAAAATCGTGGTTGGCCACCAAGCCAAACGAAACGGACATGTTGATCACGCTGAAAAGCGGTCATTTGCTCCGGTGCGTCGGTCTCGAAAACTACGACGACCTGCGCGGCTCTGGTCTGTTCTTCATCCTTGTGGACGAGTGGGCGGACTGCAAATACGCAGCATGGGAAGAGGTCATCAGGCCGATGCTGTCGACCTGCACCTACACGCTACCCGGCGGAGAGGTTCGGAAGGGTGGGCACGCGCTGCGTATCGGCACGCCGAAAGGCTTCAACCATTGCTACGACACCTTTCAAGATGGTAAGCCAGGCCATGAGCCTGACCATCGTAGTTGGCTTTACACCTCACTTGATGGCGGCAACGTTCCCGCGGAAGAGATCGAAGCAGCTCGCCGCAAGATGGACCCCCGAACGTTTCGACAAGAGTACGAAGCCAGCTTCGAAAACTACCAGGGCGTCGTTTACTACACGTTTAATCGCGAGACGAATCGCACCAGCGAGACGATTAAGCGCGGTGAGGCCCTGCACATCGGGATGGACTTCAACGTCATGAAAATGGCTGCCGTGGTGCATGTCATCCGGGATGACTTGCCTCTGGCGCTGAGCGAGTTTGCCGAAGTGCGCGACACGCCCGAGATGATCGAGAAGATCAAGCTACGTTTTCCTGACCACTCCATAGCGATCTACCCTGACGCCAGTGGGCAGAACACAAGTAGCAAAAGCGCGAGCGAGTCTGATCTATCGCTGCTCAAGAAAGCAGGCTTTACGGTGGTCGTGGATTCGACCAACCCTGCGGTGAAGGATCGAGTCAACGCCATGTGTGCGATGTTCGCCAACACTTACAACGAGCACCGTTACCTGGTGAACGTCGATCAGTGCCCAAAGTACACGCAGAGCCTCGAACGGCAGATTTACAACGACAAAGGCGAGCCGGACAAGAAGTCCGGATATGACCACATGGTTGATGCCCCTGGCTACTTCATCGCCAAGCGCTACCCGATTAAGACACGCACAGGCGGAACGCGCCGTATTGGAGGATTGGCCTGATGCCAGTGCAATCGACAAATCCCGACTTCGACGCGCACATCGCTGAATGGGAACTGATGGACGATGCGCTTGAAGGTGAGGGAGCGATCAAGCGCAACGAGCGGAACTTGCCCAAGCCCAGCGGCATGGTGGAGGCTGAAAAGCTCGACGCCGCGGGCAACAAATATCTCTACCAGAATTACACCGATCGGGCGCAGTACGAGCACTGGGTGCGCGATTCTCTGCGCTCGATGATGGGCCTGGTGTCTCGACTCATCCCGGAAATCAAGCTGCCGTCGGGTCTGAAGGGCCTGGAGGACAACGCTACCTCGGATGGCTTTGGCCTGAAGCAGTTGTTCTTTCGCATGGTGCGGCAGGCGATTTCTCACGGGCGCGTGCCACTGGTGGTGAACATTGACGACGCCGGCCAGCCGTATTTCTCGACCTACGCCACGCGGAACGCGATCAACTGGGATGTCGCCGATCAAGGTGGCAGGCAGGACCTGGTACTTTCCGTATTCCGCGAATTTCGCAAGAAAGGCGGCGATCGATACAGCCACGACTGCGAAACGGTGTTCCGCGAGTTCTTCATGCAGGGCCAGGTTTGTTTCACGGCCGTGCGTAATGAAGGCGGCCAATTGGTTGAGGAGGAAAAGCCTCTAGGCACCACCGGTACCGACAACCGCCTGGTCAAGGGGTTGCCTTACTTGCCGGTGATTTACTGCGGTTCGACGGATAACTCGCCTGAGGTGGACGAAGTGCCGCTGCTGACAATGGCCCGCGCCGCGCGCAAGTCCTACCAGTTGAGCGCTGACTATTTCACCGCGCTGCACCAAACCAGTCACCCGCAGCCGTGGGTTTCTGGTCTGGATGATGCGGTCGAGTTGAGTGTCACCGGCCCCTCTGCCGCATGGGACCTCGGCCCAAATGGCAAATGTGGCTACCTGGAGTTTCAAGGCGCTGGCATTGAGGCGGTACGCAAAGCCATGGATGACCAGCGCAACGCTGCTGTTGAGGCTGGCGCCAAGGTAATGGATGTGGGCGGCACGGAGTCGGGTGAAGCGCGCAAAACACGTCAGAACGACCAGCACGCCACTCTGCACAGCATCGTCATCACGGTGGCCGAGGCTGTGGAGCAGGCTCTGCGGTACGCCGCCGAATGGAAGGGCTACGACCCGGAGCAGGTGACGTTCAAGGTCAACCCTGAATTTGTGGTCCCGCAGGTCGACCCTCAGGTGCTTGCTGAACTCCAGAAGAGCGTCATGGCAGGAACGATCAGCGCCGACACCTACTGGCAGTACCTCACGACCGGGAAGCTGCCGGAACGACTGTACGATGAAGAAGCCGAGCTGATCAGCGAAGAGCGCGAATCGGCCGGCATCAACCTGGACAAAGACGATGCCGACGGCAAACCTGGAACGGGCGGACGGCCAACTGCTGGAGCAGACGAACCGCCACTCAGTGATGATCGAGCGGCTTAAAGCCGGCGAGGTCAAAAAGTTTGAGAAGTACCTGCGCCAGATTGACACCCTGGTGCGGGAGCAACTGACCCGAAAGGAGTTGACCACCTACAGTCGCGATCGTCTTGAGCAGTTCTTGGCCCGCGTGGATGGCAAGCTGCTGGACATCTACAGAGCGTTCGGCCGCGTGGTGCAGGCTGATCTGGTGGATATCGCGCTCTACGAGTCGACCTTCGAGGCCAACAGCCTCAGCCATGCGATGTCGATTGATGCAGTGGTCCCGACCAATGCCGTGATCCGCGCCGCAGTGTTCTCGTACCCCCTTCAGGTGAAAGGGCTGGATGGCGGCAAGCTGCTGAAAAGCTTTCTCAGTGGTTGGACCAGAACCGAGACAATGCGGGTGACGAACACGATCCGGCTGGGCTTCGGCCAAGGCCAGACGAACGCACAGATCATCCAGGCTGTTCGTGGTACCGCGGCGCAGAACTTCACCGACGGCATCCTCGCGGTGAGCAACCGTAATGCGGCATCAGTGGTGCAGACGGCAATCCAGCATGTGGCCACGACTGCGCGGATGGAAACGCTGAAGGCCAACAGCGATGTGGTGCTGGGCTACCGCTGGTTGTCGACGCTCGACCGCAAGACCTCGCAGCAGTGCAAGGGTTTGGATGGCATGCGCTTCGACCTGGGCAAAGGGCCGTTGCCGCCGGCGCACATCAACTGCCGCTCGACCACGGTGCCGACCACCAGGCTGTCGGAGATGTTCGCGAAAGGCGCGACCCGCGCTGCGATCGGGGACCAAGGCGGCGGACAGGTCGACGCGGGCTTGAACTATTACGAATGGCTGGCGACACAGCCCGCGAGCTTTCAGGATC